ATTCTCGTTGTCGACCTGGCGGGCCTACGGCGGGCAAGGTAGGCCCGACCAGGCGTCTATCGCCACCCAGGAGGCCGTCGCCGAAAGAGTCCTAGCCGGCCAGGGCTGGGCGGCATGGCCGAACACCAGCCGTATGTGCGGGCTGTAGTGGCGCAGTGGACGAACGACCCGGCGCCCGAGGTCACCGAGGCGTCCTTCACCGACCAGGTCCTCGAGCTGGCCAAACTGCTGCGCTGGACGTCCACCCACTTCCGCCCGGCCCGCACCTCGCACGGCTGGCGGACACCCGTCTCCGGCGACGGCGCCGGTTTCCCCGACATCCTCCTCATCCGTCGCGACCGCCTGGTGGTGGCCGAACTGAAAGCCCGGCGGGGCCGACTCACCCACGAGCAGCTGGCCTGGCTGGACCTGTTCCGCGGCACCGGCGCCGAGGCGTACGTGTGGCGCCCGGCGGACCTCGACGACATCGCCAGGATTCTCAGGTGACCGACCCGCTGTTCCCGCTCAACCCCGAGATTGTGCTGAAGACGGTCGCCGACGCCTACCACGTGAGCGTCAAGGACTTGAAGCACCGCCAATCGAAGCCGGCACCCGAGGCCCGCCTCGCCGCCATCCTGCTGCTACACGACGACTGCCGCCTGTCATGGGTGACTGTCGCCGAGGTGCTCGGCCGCCAACATGGCTCGGCGACGACGTTCTCGCGTAAAGCAAAGCTGGCGAACCCCGATGTCGTCGAAGCGCTCAGACACCGGCTTTACAACGGCAACCAGGGCAGCCTGTGGTGAGCGACTTGGCCGCCGTCTGGTTTGACTTCGAAGAACCCGAGCCCGGCGGTATCCGCCACCGCTCGCACGCCTACCGGCTCGCCATGATCGCCCCGGTGGACGAAATGCTCACCATCCTGCACGCCTTCGCCACTAAGGACCCCGAATGAACATTCGCGCCGTTATGGCCGCCCTCGACGTCTGGGACATTGACCACACGGCCAAGCACGCCCTTGTGGTGGTCTGTTGCCGCGCCGACCGCGAGCATGGGATCGCCCGGATAGCCGTCGGGCGAGTCGCCGCTGATATGAAAGTCAACTACACGACCGCCCACCGGGCGCTGCAGCGCCTTGTGGATAACGGGTACCTGTCGGTGGTCAAATCGCCCGGAAGGGCATCAACCTGGTGCCTGAACCTAGTGCACTGGCGCATACCACCTAGTGAACAGGTCACTACCACCTCATGCATCAGGGTCACGACTAAGGAGTCTTTGGAGAAAACCAAGGAGCGGGGGTCAAGCGCCGCCGCCTGGGAGGCGGCGCGTGACCCCGCCGCCATCGTGGCGTGCCCGCACTGTGACGAGCATGGGACGTTGTGGCGCGGAGACGCGGTCGTGGGGCACTGCTCGCACCAGCGGGCGGTGTCAGATCTGACACTGAACGAGGTGATCGGCCATGAGCAATCCGCCGCTATTCGATCCTGACGGACTGGACCGCCCGCCTGCGGCCCCCGAGCAACTCACAGGGATCCTGCCGGCCCGGATCCTGGCGTATCTACCGCCCCGGTCGCGCCGCACGGTAGACGAGATGGCCCGCCGACCCGCCCGCTCGGCGCGCGACAGGCGCTGCGCCTGGCCTGACTGCCCTGATAGTGGCGCCGAATACCACCACGCTCTGCCCCGGGCCAAATACGGACAACTGGCCGAGTACGGACCGATCCTCTGGTACTGCCATCGACATCACGACCTGGTGAGCGACGTAGAGATAGCTCACGACCGGGCCATCAAGCGGCCGCGTCACAACGGCGACTGCGTATGCGAGGGTCGCGGCTGGATCGAAACCGAAGACGCCGTCCTGGGTGACTGGCTGTTCGCTCCCTGCCCCGGCGAACTGACCCCCCGATGAGCCCTAGTCCGCATAATGACGTTTATCGGGAATCCAATCAGATGGTCGCCTATCTAGCGGTTGCGATCCGCAACGCGCTCAACCACCTGGAACGGTGCGAGCCCATCGACGCCGAAGAATGGCTGAGGTTGGCAGAGAGGACGCTTGGGGCGAATGACCGATAATCGGGCCTATCTGGGAGATTCAGACACTGAAACATCGTCTGAGTGCATCCTCTGGACTGGACCAGTCAACCGGGGCGGCTACGGCGTGGCCCGCATCGGCAAGACGACCACCTCAGCGCACCGCCTGGCATGGATAAAGGCGAACGGCCCGATCTCTGACGACCTAGAGCTCGACCACCTCTGCCGCAACCGGCTTTGCGTGAACCTCGACCACCTCGAGCCCGTCACGCCGAGCGAGAACACCCGCCGCGCTCCGCGCTTCCAGGTCACCGAGTGCCCGCAAGGTCATCCGCTCAGTGGCGCCAATCTCCGCATTCAGGTTGTCAACGGTAGGGAATGGCGTGGGTGTCGAACGTGCTTGCGGATGTTCCGGCGACGGTACGAGGAACGATTGAAGGCAGGCCGTTAGTGGAGGGAACGAACATCCCAGAGAACGGCACTTATCAGCAACAGCTGATGACGATAGAGATGCAAGGCCGGGAGCGTGATGAGCGCTACACGCCGGCCACCGTGTTCACGGCGCTAGGGCTCCGGTTCGACCTAGACGTTTGCGCGCCCCGCGGCGGTGTGCCCTGGATACCGGCCGACCGCATTTACACGCCCGAGGATGACGGTCTAGCCCAACCATGGACCGGCCGAGTCTGGATGAACCCGCCATACTCCGACGCGACGCCATGGGTTCGCCGGTTCATCGACCATCGGCACGGTATCGCTCTAGTCGGGCACGCTAAATCCGCTTGGCATCCGGCCCTTTGGGCGGCCGCTGACGCCGTAGCGCTGCCCTTCACTTACTTCGACTTTGTGGGCGGTTCGGTGTTCATGCCTGTCTGGTTCGCGGCTTTCGGTCCCGAATGTGTCGAAGCCCTGGCGCGTGTCGGCACGGTGCGCTGATGACTATTCCGGATAACCCCGGTTCTCTGTAAATGAAGAACCCGGCCTACAACCGTGCCAGTTACCAGACCAACAGACGACTCGTCTTGGTTGCCAGTCAAGGCAAGTGCAGTGTGTCTGGCTGCACTCGGCTAGCAACCACGGCAGACCACATCGTGCCGCTGGCACGTGGCGGCACACACGACCCGAGCAACCTGCGAGCCATGTGCAGCTACCACAACAGTGCGCTAGGTGCCGCGGTGACCAACCAGATCCGGGCGGCCAAGAAACTGGGGCGAACCTCGCGCCGCTGGTGAATCTGTGGACCCACCTTGAAAGTGGTGTACGGGGGTAGCCCGCCGGCGGCATGGGTAGGTCGAAATAAGAAATGAGGTCGGCCGCGGGTCGGCCGGTGGCACCGGAAACGATGACCGGTCGACGACCGGCGGGCGGCTGAGGCCGGGGGCATTTTTTCTGCTCGACGACGTCGAGCATCACGCACATAGTCCTTTTTGCGCGTTTTTGACGGGGTCGGGGACGAAACGGGCAAACTTGGCGGAGGATGAGCCCAAGACGCCGGAATAGCGCCGCATTCGAGCGAACCGTGGCGAGCCTCAAACTGACCGGCCGGATCGAGCCTCAAGACGCCGCCCTGGTCGCTTTGGGCCGCACCCTGGCCGAGATCATCGACGCCCACGAGGAGCCGGTCACCCAGGTCGGCTACGCCTACCTGCAGGTGTTGCGCGGGTTGCGGGGGGAGGTGACCGCTGCGACAAGCGACGACGACCTCTCGGCCTTCCTCGCGGTCTTGTCCACCCAGATGGGCGACGCCTCGCAGTCCTGACCGGGTCACCACTGGCCGTCGGCTCGCTTTGCTGGCCGAGCTGATGGGCCAGCCGCTCATGCCCTGGCAGGCGCTGGTCGTGGACGTGGCCGGCGAGCTGCTGGCCGACGGCCGGCCCGCCTTCCGGGAGGTGCGGGTCACGGTGCCCCGCCAGTCGGGCAAGACGACCGTGGTCTTGGTGGTCGAACTGGATCGGTCGCTGAACTGGGGCGACCGCCAGCGGACCCTGTACGCGGCGCAGGACCGCAACAACTCCCGGGCGAAGTGGGAGGAGCAGGCCGACATTCTTTCGACGACCCCGCTGCGCCGCCTGTTCACGGTGCGCCGTCAGACCGGCCTCGAGCGTTGGGTTTTCAAACAGACCGGTTCGACGGTGGGTATCACCGCCTCGGGCGAGTCGTCCGGGCACGGCCAGACGCTCGACCTGGGGATCATCGACGAGGCGTTCGCCCAACGCGATGAGCGGCTAGCCCAGGCCTTCCGCCCGGCCATGCTGACCCGGCCGAACGCCCAGATCTGGGTGGTGTCGACGATGGGCACCGACGAGTCGTTCTTCCTGCACGACCGGGTCGACGACGGCCGGGCCCGGGTGGAGGCCGACGAGCGGCAGGGGGTCTGCTACTTCGAGTGGTCGGCCTCCGATGATGATGACCCGGACGACCCGGCGACGTGGTGGAAGTGCATGCCTGCGCTGGGCCACACGGTGACCGAGGAGGTCATCCGGGCCGACCATGATGCTATGGAGCCGGGCGAGTTCGCGCGGGCGTACCTGAACCGGCGGGCCTCCGGTGGGCGCCCGGTGATCGACCCGACGTCGTGGGCGGCCTGCCGCGACTCGAGGTCGCAGCTGGCCGGCCTGCCCTGCTTCAGCCTGGATGTCACCCCCGACCGCGGCGCCGCCAGCATCGGCGTGGCCGGCTGGCGGGCCGACCGGCGCCGCCACCTCGAGGTGGTCGACCACCGGCCCAACACCGACTGGTGCGTGGGCCGCCTTCAGGACCTGCAACGCCGGTGGCAGCCGTGGCCGACGATCATCGACCCGGGCAGCCCGGCCGGAGCCCTGCTGGTAGATCTGGCCGCGGCGGGCGTGTCCACCGAGACGGTCACAGCCCGGGAGTACGCTCAGGCCTGCGGGCAGTTCTTCGATGCGGTGGTCGAAGGCCAGGTCCGCCACCTGGAGCAGCCGGTCCTAAACACCGCCGCCGGCCAGGCCCGCAAACGGCCGCTCGGGGACGCCTGGGCGTGGGCGCGCAAGACCGGCGGCGACATCTCCCCGCTGGTGGCGGTCACGTTGGCCCATTATGGGCTGGTGAAGGCCGGCGCCGGCGAACCGCAGGTGCTATGAGAACCGGGCGCGATATGCGACGATATGGGCCAGTGATCGTCCAGCTGACCGGGGTGGCCGCCATGGCGGTCGGGTTCGGGCTGCTGGCGGTGTGGGCGGGGCTGGTGGCCGGCGGGGTCGGCCTGCTGGCGTTCGGGGTCGCCGCCGAAGTGACCGAGCGTCCCTGACAATGGGTCTGGCCCGCCTCCTGAACCGGGCGGCGACGTCGCCGAACCAGGCGCCCGCCTCCCACAGTCCGGGCTGGATGGGTCCGACCCAGTTCATGGCCGGCCCGGAGCAGCGGTGGCCGCCCTCTTCGATCCTGCCGCCGCCGTCGGAGTCGGATGCCCTCAGCGTGCCGGCGTTCTGGCGGGGCTGCGCCTATGTGTGCGGGACAGTGGGCATGCTGCCGCGCAACGTGTACCGGGATACTGACCTAGTGGACCCCCAGCCACCGGTGATCGTGCAGCCCGACCCGAACCAGACGCCGATGGCGTTCTGGACGGGCATGGCCGAATCCTTGACCCTGTACGGGAACGCTATTTGCATCATCGTGGACAGGGACCGCAACGGCTGGCCCACCATCCTGAAACCGATCCACCCGACGCTGGCTGCGGTCCGCTTCACCGGGAACCCGATGGCGCCGACCATCGCCGCCTGGTATGTGGCCGGCCAACTGTACGACCCGAACGACATCTGGCATGTCAAATCCCATTTGGGTCGGGCGGGCTGGCCGCTGGGGCGGGGCCTGATCGACACCGCCTCCGACCCGATCGCCATGTCGTTGGCCATGCAGTCGTACGCGGCCGCCTATTTCAACTCGGGCGGAATGCCGACCGGGGTGCTCAAAGTGCACCGACCGGAGGTCACCCAGGCGCAGGCCGATACCGCCAAATCGCAGTGGATCACCAAATATGCGGGTACGCCCAGCATCGCCGTCCTGAACGAGCTGACCGATTTCACGCCGGTGGCATTCAAGCCGGTCGACTCGCAGATGATCGAGTCTCGGGCGCACGAGCTGATCGACGTGGCGCTCCTGTGGGGTATACCGCCGTCGAAGCTGGGGGCGACGGTCGGCGGCGGCACCTACAAGAACGCTGAGGGCGAAGAGATCCAGGCCCGCAACGACGCGGTAGCACCGTGGACGGCGCTGCTGGCCGAGGCCGCCTCCATCGAGCTGATCCCCCGCGGCCAGAACGTCCTCTGGGATCTGTCGGCGCTGCTGCGGACCGACACTCTGTCCCTTTACCAGGCGTACAACTTCGCGCTCGGCGGGCCGGGTCCGACCAGCCAGTGGATGCTGATAGACGAGATCCGGGCCAAAGAGAACCTCGACCCTATGCCGATCGTGGCCGACGAGATCGACGCCGAGATCAAAGCGGCCGGCGTCAAGGCGGCCCCGGTCATGCCCGGCGAGCCGGCCCCGGCCAAACCGGTGCAGCCGCCCGCCCCGGCCCCGGTCATGCCGCCGATCGGTCAGGCCCCGACCGACGCCAACCGGATGCCCATGCAAAACCCGCCAATCACTGCCGCGGCTAACGGTCAAGGAGGCTAGATGGCTTTGGATATGCGGCCCCTGTACCTGCGGGCGCAGTGGTCGACCGCCTACATCAACGATCTACCCGACTCTGCGTTCCTGCTCATAACCCCGGGCGGCACCAAGACCGGAGGTAAGACCGACGGCGCCCACCGGTTCTTTCCCGTGTACGGCTCCGACGGCAAACTCGATGACGCCCACCTGGCGAACGCCCTGGCCCGCATCCCCCAGGCGGCGAACCTGACCGCCGACCAGCGGGCTGCGGCCATGGGCGACGCCAAGAAGCTGGCCGCGGCGCACCCGACGATGACCGGCCCGGCCGGCACCTACGGCGGTTCGGCCGGTTCGGGCCGCTCCAAGGCGCCAGCGCCCGCCGAGTGGGCGGTCATGCAATACCGGACGTTCGAGGTGGAGTTCCGTTCCGACGGCGACGGCCGCACCCTGCACGGCCGGGCCGTCCCCTTCGGCACCGTCGCCGCCGTCCCCGTGTTGGGCCGGGAACGGTTTCTGGCGGGCGCCTTCGCCCGCCAGATCTCCGGCGGCAACGTCGGCGCCGTCAAACTGCACGCCACCCACTCGCAGCGCTCGTCGGACCTGCCGATCGGTAAGACGGTGCAGCTGGTCGAACGCCAGGACGGCCTGTATGGGGCGTGGCGCATGTATGACACCCCCCGCGGGGAGGAGGCGTTACAGCTGGTCCGTACCGGTGAGATCACCGGCCTGTCGGTCGGGTTCAAACCGGTCGACGCCCCCCGCAAGGCGGCTGACGGGGTGTACGAGCAGCATTCCGCCCACCTCGACCATGTGGCGTTGACGAACGAGCCGGCCTACGCGGGCGCCCAGATCACCGCCGTACGGTCGGTGGAGCACCCGATCGGCGGTTACCGCACCGATCTGCTCCGCGCCCGCGGCCTGCTCGACCGGGTACTGTCGGGGTAGCGGTCGAACCATCGGGAACCGAACCCCGCAGTACGGGAACCGGGCAGGGGTGAACCGACCAGGGTGATTCCCTGTGTCGCGCCCCCTGCGACCCCCGCCCTTGTGAGGTTCCCTAGATGGCTAACCGCCTTATGCAGAAGCTGGCCGGCGACTACCAGAAGCTGGTCGAGTCCTACGAGACGATCCTGAACACGTGCGCCGATGAGGGCCGCGACCCTAACGACGCCGAGGCCGGCCTCCTGGACGGGCTGCGCTCGGAGATGCAGCCTTTGGGGGAGCGTCTGGTCGAGTTGCGCGAAACCGACGACCGCCGGTATGCGGCGGTGCGGGCCATGGCGGATGCCCCCACCCTGCCCGACACGATCACCACCAGCTCGTCGAGCCTGGTGCACGTCCGCTCCGAACCGGAGGTGTACCGCCGCGACGCCCACCCGACCGAGCGCCGCTCCTTCTTCCGTGACATGCTCCACGCCCAGCTCGACAACGACACCGAATGCCGATCGATCCTGGAACGCCACAACATGCAGATGCGCGCCGCCGGGACGACCGGCACCGGCGCCGGTATCGTCCCGCCGACCTGGCTGTTCGAGGAGTTCGCCATCATCGCCCACGGCGCCCGACCGTGGGCCGACTCGTTGCGCCGGGTCGGTATCACCGACGCCAACCCGATCAACATCGGTATCCAGATCGCCCCCGGCGCGGCGGTGACGGCCCAGGCGTCGGAGAACAGCGCCCCCAACGACGGCTCCTTCAACGCCAACCTGCTCACCACCAGCCCGAAGACGTACACGGGCAAGGTGGACGTGTCGCGCCAGCTGGTCGACGGGTCGAACCCGGCCGTGGACGGGATCATCTACGCCGACTGCATGGGCTCCTACAACGAGCAGATCGAGCAGGCCGTGGTGGCCGCCTTCGAGGGCGCCAGCGCCTACGCCGCCACCATCGTGTTCCCCGGTACCGCCCCCGTGTACGTGAACCTGTTCGACGCCTACCTGGACGCCACCGCCTCGGTCCGTAAGCACCGCAAGGCGCCGCCCCGGGTCGTGTTGTGCTCGGAGGGCGCCTGGGCGTACATGGGTAAGGAGAAGGACTCCCAGCAGCGGCCGCTGGTGACGACCGGCTCGCACGGGCCGATGAACGCCTACGGCCTGGGCGATCTGGTCACCTACGGCCAGATCGCCGGGGAGGTGGTCGGCCTACAGGTCGTCCCGTCCTGGGCGGCGGTCGACAACCACATCTATGTGGCCAAGACCGACGACTCGCTGCTGTTGGAGTCGTCGACGTTCAACTTCCGCTATGAGGAGGTGCTCGGCCCCGAGTCGATCCGTTTGGGCGTGTGGGGTTACGCGGCGCCGGTCATCGGCCGCTACCCGATGTCGATAGCCAAGATCGACGCCGGTACCACCATCCCCGCCCCTGCCGAGGAAGAGGCCGAAACCCAGCCGGCCGCCGGATCATCCGGTAAGAGCAAGTAGAGGACACCCAGCGAGATGGCGACCGCCTGGCCGACCGTGACCGACGTACAGAACCTGCTGCGCGTCCAGGCCGGCAACACCGGCGACGACAATCTCGTCGCCACCGACCTGGCGGCCGCCATCGCCTGGACTACCAACCGGGTCGACCCGGCCGTCATACCCCCGGCCAACAGCTTCCTGCCCGACCCGCTGTTCACGGTGGCCCAGTACGAGGCGGCCCGCCTGTACCGCCGCCGCGACTCGGTCGATGGGACCATCGGCTGGGGTGACATGGGCGTGGTCCGGGTCGGCCCCAAAGACCCCGACATCGAAACGCTGATCGCCGCCTACCTGGCCATAGTCGTATGAGCTGGAACCGGGCGCCGGTCACCCAGGCGCTGGCGTTCATGCTCACCAACGCCACCGAGGGCGCCGTAACCATCCACGAACGGCCGCCCGAGACGCTGAACCCGCCGGCGGTGGTCATTCACCGTCCGACGGTCACCTACGCGGTGGCCGGGCTGGGTATCGACGAGGTCAGCCTGCCGCTCGTCATCGTCGGGGGCATCGAGTCCGAGGACGCCATCGACGCCCTCAAGGAAACGTGCCGCCAGGCCGTCGCCGCTGACGCCACCCTGGGCGGCACGGTGCAGGTGGGCTATCCGACCGAGGAGCGGAACTGGCGTAACTACACCGGGGCCGGCGGCATCCAGATATTGCAGGTCGAACTGGTCCTCACCATCCAGATGTAAGGAGCGAACATGGTAACCAAGACCGAAGAACGGACCAACGGCGGGAACGGGAACGGCGGCGTCTCACCGCTGTATACCGGCGACGCCCAGCCGCCCGCGGCTAACCCGCTCATCCTGAACAACGCCTATTTCGAGCTGACCGGCGTGAATCTTTCGTGCTTGGTAAAGCATGTGGAGGCCACGTTCGCTGAAAATAAACCGGTCACGGTGACCTCGCTGTGTGGAGAAGTGGATTGGCCCGGTGTCACGAAATATCACCTTCGTGTCACTTTTTACCAAACGTTCGATTCGGGCGCTGTGTACCAAACGCTCAACGCCGCCTACCAGGCATACGTGCTCAACGCCACCCCGGCCCAGTTCCGGGCCAGGCCGTACAGCTCGCGGGCGCCGTCGGCGGCCAACCCGTGGATATCCGGCTACGTCATCCCCCAGCCCTTCGATCTGCTCTTCGGGGACGCCGGGGCGGCGTCGGAGTGCGCCATCGACTGGAACCTGCAAGGGGCGCCCACGGTGGATCTGGGCTCGGTGGCCGCGGCCTCGGCGGTGGCGGGCTCGCCCGGCTATTACACGCCGTCGGGGGCGCAGGCCCCGGCGAACCTGGCCGCCCTGTCGGGCGTGACGGCGTCGCCGACGGCGGCGTGGGCTACCGGCCAGTACATCATCACCGGCGACCTGCTCGCCAACCACTGGAGCGGCACGGCCTGGACGGCCGGCAAGGCGTAGATGGCGCAAACACCGACAGTGGCGGTCATCGGGATGCGGGCTTTGGCCCGCGACCTGTCCAAACTGACGTCGGATCGGGGCGCCCTGAACAAGGCTTTGGGGGCGGCGGCGAAGAGCGCGGTGGAGCCGGTGGCGGCCGCCACCCGGTCGACGCTGCCCCAGGTCAGCGGCCGTCTGGCCGGCACTGTCAGGGTCAGCGCCATCCGCACCGGGGCGTCGGTGCGGATGGGTAGCACGTCGGCCCGTTATGCCGGCTGGGTGGAGTTCGGCGGCACCCGCCGGGCGCCGCGCGTCTCCACCCGCCCCTACCTGTCGCAGGGCCGGTACATGTTCCCGATAGCCCACGATCTGGCCGGCCAGTCGGCGCAGGTCTACTCGCAGGCCACCGAGGCGGCGATAGCCAATTTCGCCTGGACGAACGAAGGGACCGACCCCCATGACTGACACCGCCAACGAGGTGCTCCCGGAGGTGATCGCGGTCACCCAGGCGTTCACGACCCGGCTGCCCTCCCAGCGGCTGATAGACCAGCTGGCCCGCCTGGAGATGGACGTCCCGTTCCCCGAGCTGGCCCAGAACCAGCCGTTTAGGATCATCGCCTTCCGCAAACTGCTGGCCGATCACCCCGACCGCGACCCGACGTCGCTGTGGATGCACGCCTATGACGTGGAGGTGGACGTCGTCGAGGCCGACCCTACGCGGGGCAGCGAGCCGACGCTTACGCTGCCTTCTGCGCTTACTGGCACTGCCTCCCCGAGCAGCTAGACGCCCTCGACGACGACATGTTCGCGGCCATGGTCCGCCACATGCAGGCCGAGGCGGACGCCATTCGCGCCCATAACGCCCAGGCCGAGGCGGCCATGCGCCGCGCCCGCAGGTAGATAGGAGATGGCCGGCCCTTCGGTGATGGTGCGCATCCTCGGTGATGCCTCCAACCTGGCCAAATCGGCCACCGACGTCGGCTCGAAGTTCACCAAGGCCGCCTCGGGCGCTCACGCCGCCTTCTCCAGCTTCCTGGGCACCCTGAACCAGACCGGCGTGCTCGGACCCTTCGGCGACGTCCTGTCGAAGGTCGACGAAGGGCTGTCGGGTCTGGCCGAACACGGTAAGAACGTCTCCTCGGTGATGTTGGGCGCCGGCAGCACGATGGTCGCCGTTGGCGGCCTGTTCTCCCAGCTGGGATCGAAGGAGGCGGCCGCCCACCAGCAGCTCGACCAGGCCATCCAGAACACCGGCGGCTCGTATGAGAAGTACGCCGGCCAGATCGACGCGGCCATCAAACACAACGAGAAGTTCGGCGACACGTCGGTCCAAACCCAGGAGGCTTTACAGGAGCTGACCCAGGCCACCGGCAGCCCGACCAAGGCGTTGCAGCTGTTGGGCACGGCCACCGACCTGGCCGCCGCCAAACACGAGGATCTGGTCACCGCCGCTTCGGGGGTGGCCAAGGTTTACAACGGCAACACCAAACTCCTCAAGGAGTTCGGGGTGACGGCCACCTCGACGGCGACGATCACCAAGCAGCTGACTGCTGCCACCACTCAGGCCGGCGCCGCCGACAAGGCGCTGACCTCGGCGAAACAGAAACTCGCCGATCTGGAAACGCTCGACGCCCAGAAAAAGAAGCTGACCACCGCGGATGCCATCGCCTTGCGCAACGCCGAGCAGAACGTGACCACCGCCAGTCTCAAATCGCAGCAGGCCCACCAGAAACTGACCGCCACCCAGCAGGCCATGGCCAAGGCCACCAGCGGGTCGGGGACCGCCATCGACCAGCTGGGCGACAAGTTGAGAGGTCAGGCGGCCGCCTCATCCGACACCTTTAGCGGTCACATCAAAGCGGTGTCGACCGCCGTCGAGGATCAGGTATCGGTCCTTGGCCAGAAGTACGGGCCAACCCTCCAGAAGACCGGGGCGGCCCTTGCGGGGGTGGGCACCATCATGAAAACCGGCAAAGGGATCATGGACGCCTTCAGCGCCGGCCAGAAGGCCGCGGCGACCGCCACCGACGTCGAAGCGGCAGCTAACGACGCCGCCGCACCCAGCATCTGGGCGACGCTGGCGCCGATCCTGCTGATAATCGCCGCCATCGCCATCCTCGCCGCGGCCGTCTACCTGATCTGGAAGAACTGGAAGACCATTTGGGCCGATATGAAAAAGATCATCGAGGACGTCTGGAAGTGGATTCAGGCGTACTGGCCCTACCTGGCGGGGGTGCTCCTAGGTCCATTCGGAATTGCGGCTGCCCTCATCTACAAGAACTTCGACTCGATCAAGAAGGCCGCCAAGGCGGTCATCGACTACATCGTCGCCATCTGGAACGGCCTGGTCGCCTTCTTTGTCGGTATCCCGGCCCGGCTGCAGGCGGTAGCGGGGCGTCTGTTTCAGTTCATCTCTGACGCCGCCCAGACCGCGGCGGGGATCGCCGAGGGGATCTGGAACGGGGTCATCGGCTGGATGGCCGGGTTGCCCGGCCGTATCGCCGGAGTCGCGGCCGGCCTGTGGAACAGCGTCTACTCCGAGGCGTCGCGAGTGTGGGGCCTGGTGGCCGGCGTGTGGAACACCATGATCGGCTGGGTGTCCGGCCTGGAGAACCGGGTCACCGCGGCGGTGTCGAACATGTGGCACGGCATCACCGACGCCTTCAGAGGCGCCCTCGACAACCTGATCGACCTGTGGAACCGGCTCAAGTTCACCATCGGCGGCTGGCACATCGGTCCCGTCGGCATCCCCAAGGTCACCGTCGGCCTGCCCACCATCCCCCACCTGGCCCAGGGCGGCCTCATGACCTCCAGCGGTTTGGTGTTCGCCCACGCCGGCGAGGTGATATCGCCCGCCCCCGCCGCCGCGGCCGGACGCGGCCCGGTGGTACACATCGACAACGCCCATTTCGCCACCGCCTTGGACGTCGACGCCTTCATGGACCGGGTGGCGTGGGCGGCCCGCAAGAAGGCCGTATGAACGGGTGTATCCGCCAGGCGTGGCTCACCCTGGGCGGCCTCAGCGTGCCGTTGGAGTCGTGGGCGGGCGGCTGGTTCTGCGTCAACCTGGACCTCGGCTACCCCGAGGTGCGCGAGGTGATAAACAACCGGCCCGACACCGACGGCGCCGTGGACCGCACCGCCTACATGGGCGCCCGCATCGTCAACGCCGAGATCAAGGCCGAGGCCGGCGCCGGGGCCCGCATCGACGACATCGCCGACAACTTCGCCCCGTTCATGGTCCCCTCGGCCCGCCCCGTCCTGCACTACATCCTCGACCGGCCCGGCGCCGCGGAACGGACCCTCACCCTGCGGGGCTCGGGCTACGCCTGGCCCATCCAGGGCAACGTGGAGCGCGACATTCAGCTGCAATGGAAGGCCGCCGACCCCATCATCAGAGACCCGACCGTGCAGACCGTCACCGCCCTGGCCGGCGCCGCGGCGGGGTCGGGGCGCACCTATCCACTCATCTACTCGCGCACCTACCCGCTGGGGGGTGGGTCGCCCTCGACGGCCACCATCACCACCGTCGGTGATCTGCCGGTGCGGCCGGTCCTCAACATTTACGGCCCCTGCTCGGGGCCGGTAGTGACGTTCACGCCGTCGGTGGGGGCGGTGTCGCGGGTGCAGTTCGTGCCCGCCTTCCGCATCGACCAGGGCCACTACGTCCAGGTCGACACGGTGGCCAAGACGGCCTACCTGGACGGCCCCGGCGGCGCCTCGGAGCTGGCCTGGCTGGACTGGTTCAACACTGTCTGGCCGGTCCTGCCCATCGACCCGGCGTCGACGACCATGGGCATGACCGGCGGGTCGACCACCGGGGTCACCCAGGTCCAGGCCGTCTGGCAGGACGGATATCTGACATGAGCGTTACCACCTGGCCGGCGGGGCGCGGCCCCGAGGTCGCCGACCTCGAGCGGCTCGAGCCACCCGGCGAGCGGGCGGCGCCGGGTACCTACCCGGTGCCACCGGGGCGGGGCCAATGGCGGCTCACCTTGCACAACCGGGATTTCACCGGCCAGCTGTCGCTCTACCAGACGTCCACCGCGGCGCTCACCGACTCCATATCCCGGGTCCTGACCCGGGCCTGGGACACCGCCGCCCAGCTGGACTTCACCATCGACGGGCGCTCCGAGGCCGCCGCCCTCATCTCCGAGCTGGCCCAGGACGTGGTCGCCTGGCGCTGGGACGACACCGCCGGCATAGACCGGCCCATGTTCCGCGGTCCCATCACCCAAACCCAGGACAACCTCGACGAGCAGTCCCACGTCGTCAACGTGACCGCCCATGACTACATTGCCATGCTCTCCCGCCGCCTGCTCACCGCCGCGGTCACCTACACCGCCGCCGACCAGGACGACATCGTCGCCGACCTCGTCAACCGGGCCAGCGCCGTGAGCAGCTCCGGCGGTACCTCCTTCGCGCCCGGGTCGGTGCTGCCCGTCACCCTGGCCCTGGTCAACCCCGACGGCACCGTCCGCACCATCAAATCAACCCAGATCCGCACGCTGCCCTACCAGGCCTCCACCGATCTGCTCACCATCACCGACGGGCTGGCCAAGCTGCTCAACGGGTTCGACTACGACATCCTGCCGGCCGGCCTGGGCGGCACCGCCGACGCCCTGCGCATCTTCTACCCCTATCAGGGGGTGCAACGCTCCGACCTGGCCCTGGTGTACGGCTCCACCGTGGCCCAGGTGCAGCGCACCGTCGACAGCTCCATCTACGGCAACTACTGGCGGGTCATCGGCAACAACGGTTCCGCCGACCCCAACGCGGCCCAGCTGTTCGCCGAAACGTGGTCATCGGATGCCAACAACGTGCCCAAGAACCCGGTCGGGCTGTGGATGTCGGCCGACAACGCCCCCAGCCTCACCGACGCCAACTCTCTGGTCGCCCAGGCGCAGGGCGATCTGTCCCTGCACGGCTCCCTCATCCCCACCTACACGCTCACCCTCACCGCCGGCGCCTACTACTACGGCGCCCCCTACATGGGCGACGTGGTGCCGCTGGTGGTGCGCTCCGGTCGGCTGAACGTGAACACCAGCGTCCGGGTGCTGGGGATCACCTACACCATCGGCGACGACGGCCAAGAAGACGTGGCCCTCACCGTCGGCCAGCCCGGCCGCACCCTGATACAGATGATCCAGGAGTCGCAGTCCGACATCAACGCCCTAGCCCGGAGATGACCCCATGACCCGATATACGCCGCTCTGGGAACAGGCCGGAAGCTACGCCGCCTCGGTTGACCGCCACCTCATTTCGTCGCTGTGGCCCAACCCGGCCTCGAGCGGCTGCGCCCTCACCGCCGTGGCCGGAACCATGTCGGTCAACGTCGCGCCCGGCACCGTCGCCGCCCCATCCCAGAACGCCACCGGGTCCACCCTGTGCGTCTCCGACGCCGTCGAAACGGTCGTCATCGCGGCCGCCCCCGGGTCGGGCCAGAACCGTATCGACCTCATCATCTGCCGGCCCCGGGGCACCGACTTAGACGGCGGCGCCAGCAACGACTTCATATTCGACACCGTGGCCGGGGTACCCGCCGCCAGCCCCGTAGCCCCGGCCCTGCCGGCGGGGACCGTGCTCCTCGGCCAGGTGCTCGTCCCCGGCGGGTCCGCCGCGGTCACCCAGGGCAACATCACCGACGCCCGCCCGGCCCAGCAGCTGGCCGTGCCGATCCCCCAGCCGGTCGGCACCTGGCAGGCGCCCGCCTACACAAACGGCTGGGCCGACCTGGCCGGCTCCCCCGGCGGTTACAAACTGGTCGGCACCCGGGTCTACCTGCGGGGCATCATCGCCGGCGGCACCCAAAACACCGCCGCCTTCACCCTGCCGGTCGGCTACCGGCCGGTGAACACGGCCCGTTTCCCCGCCTACCTCAACAACGGCGGCACCATCGTGGTTGCGGCCACCATCGTGGCCAACACCGGGACGGTCACCATATCGGGGACCGGTAACACCCAGTGGGGCCTCGACGGCGTCAGCTTCGACACCGTCTAACACACAAAGGAGCAAACATGACCACGCCCGAACCCGAGCCCGTACCCGAACCCGACGACGAGCCGTCCCACCCGCCGACCACGCCCGACGAGTGACGCTACGGCGGGTCTGGATACCGTCGCCTAACTACTCGTCGCGCGGCGGCGCCGCGGTGCGCCTCATCGTCCTGCACACCGCCGAGGGCGCCCTCACCTACCAGAGCCTCGGCAGCTTCTTCGCCAACCCCTCGAGCGGGGTGTCGTCCCAGGTGGGGATAGACGACACCGCCAACACGGTCGGCGAGTACGTGACCCGGGCCAACAAATCCTGGACGCAGGGCAACTTCAACCCGGTGGCCACCTCGGCCGAGCTGTGCGCCTTCGCCGCCTGGACGCCCGCCGAATGGGACCGCCACCAGGGCATGCTGGCCAACACCGCCGCCTGGATCGCCGAGGAGGCCGCCGCCTTCGGCATCCCGCTCGTCAAGCTCACCCCGGGCCAGGCGCAAGGCTCGAGCCGCGGTGTCTGCCAACACGTCGACCTGGGCGCCGCCGGCGGTGGCCACACCGACTGCGGCCCCGGGTTCCCGATAGACGAAGTCTTAGCTATGGCCGGTGGTGCCGGCCCGCCCGCCAACCTGGAGGATGAGAACGTGACGTCATATTTCGCCGAGAACACCCATCACGTCTACCGCGAACGCGGCGACGGCAAGGTCGACCACTGGTGGAAGGACATCTCTGCCCCCTCGGCGCCGTGGAGAAAAGAAACGCTGCCCTGAGTGCCGTGGCGGGTCAAACGGATCTGGATCGAGATCCTCCTCGGCGTGGCCGCCCTCACCCTGGCCATCGTGGTGCTCGTCCTCAACCGCGACACGTCCACGGATCTGCTGGCCGTGCTCGGCCTGGTCGGCGGGGTGGCCATAGTCGTCAACGCCCTGCCCGCCAACGGGGGTAGCGATAAAGAGTGAACAACACCCAGACCATCGTCTTGCTTATCGAGGTCGGCATCATCGCCCTGGCCGCCCTGCTGCGCATACTCGGCCAGCGCGGCTAACTGAGCGACCGTAAACAGCGCCTCGCCATCCTGGCGGTGTGGGCGGCCATCGGCTTCGGGGCCGGCGCCGCCGCCGAGCTGGTCTACCTGGCCGTGAGGTGGCTGGTCACCTAGGCGGCGGGCGGCCAGTCCGGGTCGGCGGCGGCTCTCATCTGGTCCATGGACGCCACCCGCAGATACCTTTGCGTGGTCGCCAGCGACTGGTGACCCAGCAGCGCCTGGGCGACCCGCACGTTCCCGCAGCGGTCCAAAACGTCCGAGGCGAACGTATGCCGCAGGGCGTGGGCGGACACACCGTCATAGGCCCGCCGCTTCAGCCCGGCCTGGTCCATCCAACCCGACACCAGCACCGACAGGCGAGCCGCCGACAGGCCCACCAGCGGACCCCGGCCCCGGTCGGCCAACCAGTCGTCGAGGACGGCGGCTACCGCCAACGGTACCGGCACTCGCCGCTCATGGTCGCCCTTGCCGACCACCCGCACCTGCGGGCCGTCTGGGTCGCCGTCGTAGTCGTCCACGTGGAGGCGGGCCACCTCGCAGCAGCGCAACCCCACCCCGAACATCAAGGCCACGATCACCTGCGCCCGCAGATCCGGTAGCACCAACTGCAGGCGGGCTACCTTGCCCGCCGACAGCGCCCGGGTGTCCCGTCTCGGTTCGACCACCCGGCCCACCCTGGCGGTCGGGTCGCCCTCCAGCAGGCCCTCGGCCTGCGCCCATCGGCAGAACGTCCGTACCGCCGACACGCCCGCCCGCCGCGTCGCCGGCCGCTGTTCGACCATGGCCGCCTGCCAGGCGGCGACATGGTAGCGGTCCAGGTCGGCGAGGTGCAGACCGGGCGGGCACGCCTTTACCAGCACGCTGAGACGCCAACGGACCTGATGGACACTGTTGGGACGAAGCTCGCCGCGGGCGAGACGGTCGGCAAGGTAGGCGGGGACGGCGTCAGTGAGCAGCACGGGGTCGGAAACCTCCTAGATGGGGTCTCCGCCCGGCGGGACGTCTTTCCGTCGGTTGGCATCAACGTCGCCTTGATGCCAAATCGGGTCCAGGGACCGGACCGGGTCGAGGGGTTGCCCGCCCGGCTTTCGGGCTCCGGGGGCGCCGCGGGCCTTCACGAAGCGTTGGGCCGCGGCCTGGGGGGTGACACCCAACGCGATACCGATCTGACGCCAGCTGTAGCACCACGGCTCGGCCCGTAGCCGGGTGACGGCGTCGAGAATGTGGCCGTCTAGCTCATGGCGGAGACGATCAAATTCCTCTAGGGCAGCCACGTCGCCATCGCCGACACGCCGGGACATGGCCCGGAGGCACCGGGACACCATGGCCGCGTCGAGGAACGCGCCGCTCATGCCGCCACCGCGTTAAACCATCCGGTTGACGTGGGGTCGACCTGGCCGGTTTGAAGCCACTCGAGCGGCACCCCGCAGCGCATGGCCCACAACCGGAGGACACCTAGCTTCGGGGTCCGCACGTCCATCTCGTACATGCCGACGGCGCCGCTCGACAGGCCCAGGTACTCGGCCACGTCACGCTGATGCAGGCCGGCCATCAGCCGGGCCTTACGGAGCCGGTCGCCCAACGTCCACACCGGGACAGTAGTTGACATAGAGCGACATGGTAGCAAGCCGACGGGGAACGTGGTTGACAGGTGTTGCCCCTGATGGTCTACATTTGTGAGTATGCCAACATTCGAGGAACTACTCACGGCGCCGGAGGTGGCCGAACGAGCCCGGGTCTCGGTCCGCACCGTCTGGCGCTGGAAAGCCGACGGCGTCCTGCCCTCGGTGCAGATCGGCGACGTGGTCCGCTTCCGCCGGATCGACGTCGACGACCTGCTCACCCCCAAAGCGGCGTCGTGAACGACCAGCTGAGGACCCACGTCCTCGACCTGCCGTCGCAGTTCTACGAACTGCGCCGCCACCTGATCGAAGCCGGCGACGGCGTCGGCCTGGAGCTGTTCTGGGCCGGCATCGAAGCCGTCCGCCACAAGCTGCAGAGGGCCGCCGCGTGAGTATCACCGTTCCCGACATCCCCACCGACCTGACGGTCAAGGTTCTGCGCGAACAGCTCGGCGTGTACGACGCCAGAGAAGAAGAGCTGCGCCACTTCGCCCGGGTTTGCACCGCCCTGGAACTGTCGCCCTTCGCCGGCCAGATCGTGCTGATAGGACGCTACGACCGCCGCGCTCAGCGGGTCGTGTACCGGCCGCAGATCACCGTCGACGGACGCCGGGCTCGGGCCGAACGCACCGGCCTGCTGGATGGGATCGACGGCCCCGAATGGTGCGGCCCGCGCCGCTTCGACGAGACCACCGACCGGCTGCCCCGCCCCAAACTCCCCCTCGAGTGGGAGGAAGTGTGGACCGACGACGAGGCCTTCCCGTACTGCGCCCGGGTCCTGGTTCTGCGCAAGGACTGGTCGCGCCCGGCCAACGGGACCGCCAAGTGGTCCGAGTTCGCCCAGTACGTGCCCGCCCCCAACGGCGGCCAGAAGCTGTCGCCGTTCTGGTACCGGATGCCGTCGCACATGCTCGGCAAGGTCGCCGAATCTTTGGCCCTCAGACGGGCGTTCCCGAACGACATCTCCTACCGGCTGGCCACCGGAGAACCCGGCGACGACACCGGCTCGGTGCTCGCCGAGGCCGAAGCATCGACGTTGCCCCGGCCCCAGGAGGTGGCCGGCGAATCCGGGGCCGACGCCGAGCGGGTGCCCGCCTGGGTGCACGATAACGCCCCCGAAGCCGGCCAATCCGAACCCGGCACCGAACGCTACGACCCCCAAGACGCCACGAGGCCGTTCGCGTGATCCCCCGCCTCGGGTCCGCCGTCTTCGAGTCCCTCGACGGCGAGGTCGGCCGCGGCGGCGTCGTCATCGAACTAGGCGAAGACTTCTGCACCGTCGTCAACCAGTTCCACGGCCGCCCCCAATACCACCTCATCCCCTACGACAAACTCGACCCGTCCCTAGGGGAAGGTACCTACATCAACCGGGCCGGAATCCGCCGCCTCATCGCCGACCTGGCCCGCGACGAGGTGCAACGCAAGCGGCCCCTCATGCACGACCCCGCCCGCCGCGCGCTCGCCCACGTCCTCGCCGAACTCGGCGACCCGCTCATGTACCAGCCGGGGCGGCCATGATGTGGCCCCGCTGCATCACCCGCTGCGGCCGGCGGGCCGAACTCAACGACCTGCTCTGCAAAGAGTGCCGGCTCATCGCCGATAACGCCCCCTACATGGACGACCCGCCCGCCGAGATCGTCGAGGCCGCCAAAGCCCTGTTCTACGACCAGGACGCCCGCTGATGGCCCGCCTGGCCCTGTCCGCGGTGGCCGCGGTCACCTTTGGCACCGGGGTAGCCGTCCTCGTCGTCCCCTCGAACCCGACCGCCGAAGTGGCCGCCGGGCCACCCTTGCCCCAAGGCGACCCCGTCTGGCGCCACCCGCTCATACCCACCACCGTGGTGCCACCCCCGCCGCGCGTGCTGCCAGGGTCTCCGTCGTCTCTCGCGGCACGCCGGCCCGCTGCCACCGTCGTCACGTCTAAGCCCCGGGCGCCTCGGCTGCCCCAGGCGCCCACGACGCCGGCGACGGTGGCGGCACCCAAGCCCTCGAGCGGGTGGCGTTGGCCGTGGTCCTGTATTGCCCGTTATGAGTCGGGTGGCAATCCGGCCGCCAACACCGGCAATGGGTACTTCGGCGGTCTGCAATTCTCTATGTCGACCTGGCGGGCCTACGGCGGGCAAGGTAGGCCCGACCAGGCGTCTATCGCCACCCAGGAGG